GAGCAAATTGCCGCGCAGACTGATAGACCCCTGGACTTTGCCGTCTCCTAATTTCAGCGAGAGCTTGTAGCAGACAGCCGATGGCACTTCCCAGATATCCCCGGGCCGCTCGGTCGCGAAGGTGAAGAAGTCGGTCATCGTGTCGGCCCATGTCAGCGTGTGCTTGTAGGCCGCCGATGCGCCCTGCTGCACTACCGCCTCCGAGCCGAAAAGCGCCGCGATCGCCGAGCCGACAGCGCCCGGCGCATACTGCAGGCCGCACTTGCCCCCGAACTCCGGCGCGAAGTCGGTGGGTTCATAGATCCCCAGGTCGCCGTCGAGCGCCATGACCTGGCCTATAGCATCTGTCGAGCTATAGGTCTGTTTCAGGGACGGGTTGCCGTCGCTCGAGACGAGCAGGCCGTCGCCCGCCCCAACCGCTACAGCCGTGCCCCATGCGCTTGCCTGCTTCAGAGCACAGTTGTAGAATCGCTTGGAAGGATAGGTCGGAGTTGCCATATATTACCTCCTAACTCCATTCGCTTGCTATGTGTATCCTGATGCGCTGCTCGAAAAATCCGAGCCCTTCAGCGCTCAAGTAGCCGTTATCCGTGGTCGGCGGTTCGTCGAAAAAGACGAGCGCGCCGAGCTCGCCGAGGCTGCCGCTCCCCGCAGTCGGCTCGGTATCGGCCAGAATAGCGACTCGCACGTCGCGCAGCGCCCGTTCCAGCGCCGCGACCACGTCCTCCTTGTCCTGGACGATGCCTTTGACGTTGATGTAAAACTCTTCGCTGATCAGGTCGGGCGCAGCGTAGCTTATCGTCCCGCCCGAGTCCGCCGATACCATGTAGACCGGCGTGCCCTTGACCTCGGCCCAGTGGATGAACCGTTTGCTCACTGCGGCGGGCGTGTAGAAATAGCTCGCCCCAGACGTGATGCCCTCCAGCACCTCCACCACGCGGTCGATGACGTCCAGCCGCAACGGGTCGTTTGGCGTGCTCATCCTTTGCCTCCTGCGCGGGCCATCGCCTGCGCCCGCTCGAACAGCGCTTCCGGCCGCATCATCTCATCGAGCAGCAGTCGGCGCATATAGATTGTGGAGCTGAACCAACCAGTGGCAGGAATTTCCACGGACGGCTTGAGCGCGAACAGCGGACGCAGTCCGTCCTCTCCCCGCTTGCAAATGAGCAGACTCCCATATTTACTGCGGACAATGAATGTATCACGATAATTCGCCGCCGTGCCCTTCACTCCGGCCAGCGGTATCGTCAGGAACTTCCGGTTGCGGGCGTTTATCGTCCCGCCCTTATCCTGTATGGCGGCATAGACGATGCTCTTGCGCCCGCCGACGCCCGTGCCGATGATTGTCTGCCAGCGTTCCTCGGTCGCGCCTATCTCATAGCCGATGTTGCGGGCCAGGTCGCCCGTGTGGCGGCCAGCGCCGCTTTTCTGTAGCCGCGACGCGGCGCGCATCAGCTCTTTCACCGTCTCGGTAGTCCAGGCCGTGACCTGCGCCTTGGCTGCGCGAGGCACGAGCTTCAGCGCCGCGCTCTTCGCCAGCGCTCCTCGGATGTCGGCGAAAAATCTCATTCCAGCACCTTGGTTGAAGATGGGGTCTTGGGCGGCACGCTCTCGGACGCGGGGTCTGTATCCTGCGACGGCGCGCTGTATTTCCGCACGTGCGCCGTGAACGGCACGGGTTGCGGGTCGGCGTCTATCGCGACCTTGGCCGCCGTAGGCCAGCCGGAATATTTGGTCGAGCCGTCGGCCGGGCGCGACGCGCCCCGCACTACCACCGCGTCCGGCTTCATTATCACCGGCATAAACTGCTCATACCAGCTCGCCGAGATAAAGTCGCAGGCGTCTTCGCTGTCGCCAGCAAAGGAATGGGCGTCGTCAAAATAGAGAGAAGAAGAGGCGGAAAGTCCTCTAATTATCATATAATTTATTTCTGTAGATCCTACAGGTGGGTCTTGTAACATTTTTTGGGAAAATAATGTCCAAGACAGGCTGGCCATGGTTACGACTTGCGTTGCATTCGTTGTCCAAATGTTATTTGAAAAATCATAAAAATAAATTGTCGCCCCCACTATAGCTCTGAGTTGATAATAATAACTTTTTCCCGACACCGAGCTTTTGGAATTAAAATTAATTATATATTTTTCCCCCGCTCTATATTTTGATATAAGATTTTGGGATATATAGCAGCTCGAAGTGTTGGCATCCACATCAAACCTAACCGCATAATTTCCCCTCGTCTTCACTGTGCTTTCCCGATTTATTGTAGATGAACCTGATATATATGCGGTCCAATTCGTCAAATTCGTCGGGCTCGTCCACTGCTCGAAATCCCCGTCGGTCAGGATGTCGGGGTTGACTGCCGAGTTGGACACGTTCGCCGCAGAGGCGTTGCCGTAGACGCAATAGATAGTAGTTCCAGCCTGCGTTATGCTCGGAAGCTTGACCCAGAACTCGCCCGTCGCCGCCCCGCCGGAAACCGAGAATGAGAGCCGATACTGCGCGAGCTCCGTCCCGCTATCATCACAAAATCTCACATCATAGCCGTCGGCTCGGCAAAGCGCGCCGATATCCTTGTCGGCGCTGAACCGCACCATCACCGGCACATTAGTGAGTCCGCCAGCCGGCACATAGCTCCCTGGAATTTCTATTGACTTCGCGCCATGCCAATCGGCAAATGCGGGAAAATTAAAGAACATCTTATCCCCCTATATCACTGCCTCAGCCATTTAACCTATATCCCCTTCTGCGGGCTTCCGTCTGCATTATGTCGAATATGCGCGCGGAGGCGGCCTGCAGCTCGGCCTCCGACAATCCCTGCGCCACGATCAACGGCCCGCTGACATTGAGCGAGAACGAGGACGGCGCGCTCACCTGCAGCGCCTGGCGCACCGCCGACCGGATCTCGCTCTCCGGCGCAAGGATTTCCGGCTCGCCGCCCTCGCCCACCTCATAGGCGGTGCCGGTCTCGGAGATGAGCCGTGTGCGCCGGTCGAACACGGCGCCGGCCGCGAGCGGTATCGGCTGCGCCGCGATGGCCGCAACTTGAACCGCGCCCAAAACTCCAACGATGCTGGCGACGATCGTGGAAAATGGGAACATATAATCCTTGAAAGCACGGGCGACACCGGCGGCCGTGTTAACTATGGCCTCCATCAGCGCGACCGCTTTAGAAGCCTTTGCGCCGGCCCGCTGCGCCTCGGTCCGCTTGACCTGATACTCGGCCTCCAGCGCCATGATCGCCTGCTGCCGCGCCTCTTCGTCCGAAATGTTGGCGTTGATGGCCGCGAGTTTCTTTTTGTATTCGTTGTCTACTGCTATCTCGCGATTGCGCTCGAACTGATTCAAGGTCGGCTCCAGGCCGCTTATCACCATCCCCGCCATATCCCAGGCGCTTATCGTCTTCTTGGCCGATGAGGTGCCGGCCACCTCGGCGCGCTTGAATCCGGAGATTATGTCCTGCACATAGTCGTTGAAAGACGCGGCCGCATCGTCGAACGCTTCCTCAATGGTCGTCGGCCAGTCCTCGATTATCGTCTCCGACTCGAAGGTTTCGAGCGCGGCCTGCTTCAGCCGCTTGAAGGCAGCCTCGGCGTCGGTTGACTCGAACGCGATTTTGCCGATGCGGTTCGCCAGCTTTTCCGCCGCCGCAGAGCCGCTGTCCATCGCGGGCCGCACCTCGTTCACTATCGCGTCGGCCAGCGCCGAGACCTTGGCCGCGGCCTGTTCAGACCTGGCCTGCGCCTCGCGGACGAATTGATTGTAGCTCACGCCGCCTGGAGGCGCCAGGCTTAAGGCCGCCCCGATACGCGCCCAAATACTGACCGACCGCTCGGCCGGCGCGTTCAGGTCGCGCAGACTTTCCGTCAATATGCCGAGGCTCGTCTTGACTATGCCGCTTTCCACGACGACCGAGCCGAGCGTCTCTTTGAAATCCTCCCAGGCGTTCTTCAGCTGCTTCATCCGGCCCTGGTATGTGTCAACCTCGGCGGTCGAGCGCGAGTAGAGGCGCAGCAGCTGCTCCATTAGCGCCGCCGTCCGCTCTTGAGGCGGCAGGTTCTCGTTTACCCTTATGCCGTAGCGCGACAGCGCGGCCGTGTTGCCCTCGATGGCCTTGGTCACGAGTAGTGCCGCGGACTGCAAGTCCATTCCCAGCGTGCTTGCCAGCCCCATCGCGCCCTTGGTCGCCTTGTCTATGCCGTCGCGGTCGAGCCGCGTCATCTGCAGCAGCAGCGTCTGCACCATCTGTATCTGCTCGTCGCCGTAGACCGTGACCTTCTGCTGCTCGGCCGCGAACTCCTTGAAATGCCCGTAGAGCTGGCCCATGCTGCGGCCGGTAATGTCGATGGCGGCGGCCAGCGCCTTGTCCACACGCTCCTGTTCGGCCGCCGCGGCCACGACGCTCACAAGCTCGCGCGTCAGCACCTGCGCCGCCCGCGCCGTTGCCTGTGCCACCACCGAGCCGATAGAGACCTGGCCCCAGAGCGACTTTAGCCCGCTCTCCGTCTGTGGCGCCTGCCGGCCGAGCGCTTCAATCGACTCCTCGAACTTGCGCACCTCGGCCGTACCCTTGCTCGCATCCACATCGATGAGTAATTTGATGTCACCCATAATCACGGCTCCAGCCGATTGGTTTCGGCAGCACGGGCCTTCGCGAATTCGGTATGTATCAGGTTAAGCCCGCGCAGGAAAAGCCAGCGGGCCGGCCCGCGCAAGCCCAGCTCCATGAACTCCTCGCGCACCAGCCCCGTCTCCAGGGCGAACGGATTGACATGCTCGCTGTACCAGCTCAAGACCGCCGCCTCGAACATGCTCATCCTCCCGCCCAACTCCGCCAATATGCAGTTATGGCAACGCCTCGTATCCTCGCCTACCTCGTGCCTGTGCTCCGTTTCCGGCAGCAGGCATTTCCGGAACTCGACAAAGTGCGCGAGGTAGGCCGCTAATTTTTTAAATAATTCCCCGCGTCCGTCGCGAACTCAAGAAGTGCCCGCCCGAATATCCTGTCCAATACCGATCGCTCCTGGAGCTCTTCGCCGTTGAGCTTCGTGACCCGCAGGCCGAATATGACCGGCAGGATGCGGGCCTTGTTCTCCGCCGTGCAGTTGAGCGGCGCGCCGTTCTCCGTCAAGTCCCAGCCCACGACCGCATCCATCAGCATCTGCCGAATGGACGGGGCAAGCTTGGGGGGCGAGGCGCCCGGATTGGCCGCGTCGCGGGGCAGGTAATCTGTGATATTGTCGAGCGGGACGAACCGCACCTCAAGCCGCACCGTCTCAAGCTCGCCGGACGGGGCCTCGACCTCAAACTCCGCTTTCGCCGTCGGCTCTACGCCCTTGATGTCCATTACCGCCCCCGTCAGGAGATATAATTCGTCGTGCGCAGGTTGACTATCTCGATGTAGGGGCGCGTGCTGCTCATGCCGGTCGGCGCGGACGCCGCTTCCTCGGCCACAAACTCCAGCCCATTCTTGATGATGTCCTCAAGTTTCACGTCGGGCGACGCAACGAGTTTCAGGCGGGGGAAGTGGAACGAGAACGAATAGTTGTAGCCGGTATCCGCGACGCCGCCGGTGAACACGATGTCCATCTTCTGCGCCGTCATGTTCTTGAACAGGTCGAGATACGCGACGTTGGTCGATGTGGCATAGGGCAGGGTCAACTTGAGCTTGATGTTGAACGACGCCTCTTTCGGCTGGGCGATGTAGGAGCCGCCCAGGATGTGCTGGGCATCGACCGCCCGCTCGAACTCCAGCGAAAAATCGCTCACCTCGATGATGTCGCCGCTGCCGAGCGCGCCACCGGACTCTGCGTTCATCCGCACCACGCCATGCTGGAACTTGACGAAGTTCGCAGTAGCCTCGGGCGTGACCGCGTCGAGCTGGGTCGCCGTGTTGGTCGTGCTGTCGTTCTTGAGCAAATTGCCGCGCAGGCCGATAGACCCCTGGACTTTGCCGTCTCCTAATTTCAGCGAGAGCTTGTAGCAGACAGCCGATGGCACTTCCCAGATATCCCCGGGCCGCTCGGTCGCGAAGGTGAAGAAGTCGGTCATCGTGTCGGC